GAAGGGATTCTGAGCCAATGACTTGGTTCCAGCCGAACTGAGGCTTACGGATCTCGCCAAAGGTACCGGCATATGGCTAATGTCTTTCAAATAATAATGGTAATGATCTACGGCGGACAAAATATGTGGAACTGACCAATTCATTACTTTTTCATTGAGATCAGCAACCTGACCGGCAATGTCATAAGGTAAGTTTTGTGCGTATTGAAGATACATTGTGCGCATGATGATTGTCAATTCATCCATAGATTGGTCATCAATTACGTATTTTTTTGGACCAGATTTATCGTATACGGCTTTGCGAATTCCATTCTGGATTACTACGGCATTCTCTTTGCTGAAGAATGTTTTTGATAGTGCGTTAACTTCCCAGTTTCCACGAAGTGCGTCATTTGCAAACTGTCCTTCCGCCTTAGTTCTATGAGAAAATCCAGGTACTTCAGCATGGCCACCGGCACCTGAAGGGGCTGCTAAATTCACACGTCCATTCATTCCACCTACCGGCGCGGAATTTGTATTCGGAAAAACAAAGGCATCCTGGCTGTCCATTCTGCTTTGTAGCAAGTTTCCCTACGGCGTAAAATTTCGGAGTTATTGAAACTTTTTTTCTAAGCCGGAAGTATAAAACAAATGGCTTCTGGTTCTCAAGGTCCTAAGCAATCTCGCGGCTATTTCGTCCCCCTCGGCAACTGCGTAGGTAAGGTATATACGTATAGCCCTGGCACTGGTGCGGGTGGCTCATTTCTACCTGGCTCCTTCGCGACTGCTAGCGGCGCGTGGACCACTGACTCCAGAGTGTCAACCATCTCGAGTATCAATGCGGGTGGCCTCCTCCGTGACATGGGTAAGACGGTTGTTTCTTCTAACCGCACGTTCCGCAAGGTTCAGTTAGTTGCGACTGGAGCGGCGAGTGAAAGCTACACCCCTTTCAACGGTGGCTCCAGCGGCAACAGCCCTTATTTAACCGGCTACATCGAGCTTGCCACAGGTAACCAGCTGGCGGTTGCGGGCAGCGCCTGTGCCCCTGTCGCCTTCATGAGCGGCCTGCTATAAATTTTATAATTATAATAAACATTATAAACATTCTGCCATTCAATGGCTAAATGTTTAGTGTAACTTTTTCTGTAGTAAAGTAGTAGTATGATTGTATTTGGTATTAACTTCAGAACTCTGAACTGGGGATTTATCCTATATGTAATCGTAGCAATGATTGGATTGGTCTACGGTACAAGGACTGTATATGAAGTTGATAAAACACGGGGTACTATTTTTGCTATTTGTGCATTTTTTGTTTTAATGTATTACGGTGTTCGTTGGTTTGGAACTTCTAAAATGTCAGTCTCGAAAAACTGGCCACCGGTCATAAATATGTGTCCGGACTATCTGACTTATGTCAAAAGAATATCTGGATGCGTCGATATGTCAGGGGTTACTAATAAATCTGCCGGATTGATTAAGACACTACCATCAGAACTAGGCAGTGTACAAAGGACAAATACTCAGAAAGTATTTGAATTTACATCTGAAGATGTTAGAGATGCTAAAAATATAGATACCCTTACGAAAATATGCGATCGTTGCCAAACTGCTGGGGTCACATGGGAAGGTGTTTGGGATGGAGATGTTTGTGTTGGCATCTCTAAACACGAGAATGACGCAGATAGAAAAGAACGTTGTGTAGCATCGATATAATCCTGCGTAAAACTATAGTCTAAAGATTACAGCAAGAAACAAAGGAGATGAATTACACAAGCCTTCATCCGAGTGTAGAAGACACACTTAGACGATGGTTACACACTCCTACAACCGCAGCATTTCTTTTAGTAGGCCCACCTGGTGTAGGTAAGACGACATTAGCTAGAGAAATTTTGAAACAACAAGGTTATAGAATTGTAGAATTAAACGCAAGTCATACACGCTCTGGCCAGGCGTTCAAGAAACAAATTATTCCATTGTTAGTACAAAAGTCTGTTTTAGAATCTATTTCTCCCACGAGCAATCAATACAAATTGGCAGTTCTTCTAGATGAAATAGACGGTTTGAGTTTAGGAGAAAAGGGTGGTCTGAGTGAATTACTGGATTACATGAGAGCATGGAAAGTTGGTCAAACAACACATCCGCTACTTTTAATTTGTAATGAAATTAAAGGCCGAGCATATCAACATATTGTGCGTCTAAGTACTCATATAGAAATGGAATTTCCTTCGCATACAGTTCAAACATGGCTAGGAAAGACTATTCGACCAGAGGTCTTGGCGAGCGCAGATTTGCGGGTGATCTTAAGATCACTTCAGGGGTGTGACACAAACTTGAGATATCATACGCAAGAAAGTGATATACCCGAGATAACAAGTGGTGAACTTCAGGATGAGGAACCAAGTACGGAAATCTTAAGATTTAGTCATTCATGTCTATATGATTTATGGGACCCACTTGTAATCCCTGAAGTTGAGAATAATTTAGGAAATTTATCTGGCCTTTGTGTTCATGAAAATATTCATAAGAGGTTGGCATCCGCAGAAAATCCATGGCAACATTTCAAGGAATTTCTCATATTATTTGATTTGAGTGACAAGGCAGATTACTGGGCGTTTTTTTATCAGAATTGGAATTTATTAAGGCCGAGTTTCCAATTAAAACTGAAAATCACAAATGCATTTCTTTCCGAATATCCAGTGACAACCGTAATAAATCCATCTCAATTACAATTCACCCAAGTTCTAACAAGGCAGTCATCAATGTACAATACATGGAAACAAATGGTACAGTTCTCAGACGACCATGGCTGTCAGATTGATGATATTCCTATTATATTAAATCAAGTAGTTCAAGCAAGACAAACTAAGATACCAGCTGCACAAGCAAAAAAAATAGAGTCGATAAGTATTCCTAAACAATTATGTATTTATAAAGACTAGTATTCAATTGCTAAGAAATTAATCGTCGAGCCACATATATTATCTGGGCGATAATGTTTCTTATTATTTTCAATAAATTTATTAATATATTCTGGATCTACAAGATCTGGGTGAACATACCAGTCTTCAAATGGATAATTTCCAGTTTCCTCTGGAGATAATTTTGTATTTTGCAGTTCTCCATTTTTAAGTGAGATCCGTCTTTCTTGTAAATTAATCCAACCATCATTATTTACGTCACTTAACACGCGTATATATCCTCTTTCTTTAAAAATTTCACGGGATTGTTCGCGTGTTTTATAAAACGAATCATGCATATTTGTTACTTGGTAGATATCATGTTCAAATGTAACGGTAGCAAATTTATAAATATCAAATATATTATTATTTAGATTTTGCAATGTCTTTAATGTAGATAAATTTCCTGGCTCTAAATCAATCTGAAGATAGTCTACAACATTAGGGAAGTTATTCTGCCCTAATAAAGTCTTATAATCAATGCTTGTTGCGTCAGATATAACATAATTACTATTAGGTCTATTTAATTTATATGAATTCTCGTGAGAAGAATCATAATCAATCATAATACCTTTCCAATTATACTTTGTTTCGAGAAGATACGTATTATTTATATAAAAAGCATCATTCGAACCTATTTCTAAAAAAAATCCATTCTGTTTATGTTTAAGAAATGATAATATAAATTTATCCTGAAGTGCCTGGCCATTATAAACCTCGTCTAACATCATATATATAAGATAATAAAGTATTAATTTAAACCCTCTCTTCCTCCTCATGTAATAGACGAACTAAATTCAGTTGTTCTACTCTTCCAAGACGAATAGCACGACCGATAATTTGTCTTTCTTCTTCTGTTCGCATATTATGCATTAAAACAACATGAGTAGCAGATTTCAAATCCATTCCTACACCCGCTTGCATACTATTCATTAAGAGAACCTGAATTTCTCCCTTTTCAAATTGTTTCAAAGTACTTGAAATATGATCTTTATTTCCTTTGACCGTGGCTACACGAATACCAAGTTGTAATAGTTCTCCTTCTATTTCTAGAAAGGGATTATCATACCTATTAAATACTAAAAACCTTCCACCCTTTGTTTCTTTAATAAGTTTTAAGAGTGCGTCTTTCTTTTTTGGTTTTCTGTCAGAAATAATTTCATTTGTAGGAGTTCCAGTTTCATCTGTTTCTGAATTTAGTTGTCTTAAGCGCCTATAATCAAGAGATGCTCTACATAGAGGACATGAAGGATTTCGCTGAATACATTTAATAATACATTCTCCACAGAACAAGCGTTCACAACAGAGAACGAATGTAGGAACCTTGGGCTCTTCTATACAAATGGCACACAATTCATCTTTCACATGTAAGATACGCTGTTTCAACGAAGCAATTTGTTCCTTTATAGAAGTAATCTTAGATTTCAATGAATTAATCGCCTGTTCCTTAATTTGAGGAGTTGAGTATTCTATAGTCTCCTTGAACGCCAGAGTTTTCTCTAATCTATCTAATTCTTTTTCTCTCGTCTCGCACAAGGCAGATATTAACGAGGATTGAGAAGTATTATTTACTCCCAGCCTTTCTAGAGCTGTCTGAACATCTCCTGCATGTAAGAGTTCCTGGATTTCTGTATTAACATATTGTGCTATAATTCTGTGTGATATCGGTGCCTCACAAATTATACGAGTTTCCTCAATGGGTGGCGAACGCCAACTTTGTTCCATAAAAGTTCCATTTGTTCTCAGAACTAAGTGACCTCTCGAAGGATGCTTTGATAAGAATTCTGAGAAAAAATTCGCACTCTTTACATCATATCTAGAGTAATAGTTGGATCCATTTGTTACTTGATCCTGATGAAGCATTTCTACTAATTCAGGATGAAGTCCACTTGCTGCTCTTTGGGACAAAAACGCATTAGAAATATACATGTATAGACCTTGAAATAGTATATTTGGCCATGTTGCCGTTATTAGCCAATAAAAATTAGCCTTTGGCATTGGGACAGTAGAAGTAAAGTGAATACTATCGACTTCGTCAAAAATAAGAGTAGACCATTGTATATTATGTCGTTGCTCTGTAGCCATGAATGTCTTTATAATCGTATTTGACATTAGAGTTACATCGCGAGTTTTAATAAGATCTGCGAAATCGGTTTTTTCTAAGGCCTTCGTTGTTTTCACTTCAAAGAAAGACAAATTTGTCTGAGTTGTTATAGCATGCTTCCATTGATGAAAAAGAGTATGAGGCACAATTATAAGAGTATTGCCTGAACATTCCGTAGTGCAAATAGGTTTTTTACTCCAGAATGTCGTCTGAGATCTCATATTTATACGATTAAATACAGAGGTAATTGGATTTGCCTTTTTATACGCCAGATAACCAAGAGTTGTGAGGGTCTTACCTGAACCAACCTTATCTCCTAAAACAGCAGTTTGACTATAATGAATTTCATCTTTTACTTCAAACCCATCGATACAAGTTTTCTCCTTTTGATGCATCGCATAAATCATAGCCAACTGATGTGGTCTAAGAGGAACCTTGATTTCTTTTGGCTGAGAAGCGTAGCCAGAGGTATCTGTAACGGAGAACAAAATGGGTTGTTCATATACGTCTAAAATCCTATTTAATGAATCGTCCCTTGCCGCCATTGTATAAGAAAACTCTATAAGAAGGTGCTGTGAGTTGTTTAGACCTATTTATATTATTAGTGGTCTAAAAAAATCACTTTATCTAAAAGTATATGAGTGTAATAGTACATTTATTTTATGGCGATACTACCTATCATCTCCTTGCTAAAGAAACTACAACCTTGAAAGAACTTCTCTCAGAAACTACAATCCCAGATGATACCGTATTGTTTACAGGTACCCCTTCTCAGTCACATAAGACACCTCTTGTAGATCTTAGTAAGACACTAATGGACTATAATTTGTGGTTCCTAGATGTATCATATAGAGCAGAGTTAACTGTCTATAATAAGACAGATAACTATGACAAGAAATTGTATGAAATGTATTCACAATGTACTAAAGAAGTTGAATAATTCAGGGTCCTTTATGAAATCCTTCATTTTCAGGTTTGTCTTAACTAAAAGAGGATTTGTCTTAGTTCTAAGTTCCGTTTTATCAAATGTATTATCTGAATGGCTCATAACTAACATTACAGTCTTAGGATTTAATTGAACTAAAGGATTTTTGTATCCCTCTAAGAAGGATTTTTCTTCTGAGAAGGCTACTGTCTCATCATAATGGTGGGTATCCGCATAAGACTTTGTCCAAGCCATTGTTCCATTAGTTGCATGGCCTTTGAAATATGGACCTGCCTTCCAAATTTCCTTTGTATCCGTAAAATACATATAGACCTCGCTAGAACCTGCAAGTCTAAATCCAGGATTTTCTTGTAAAGCTTTCACAGCCTCTTGTACCCTTGTAGGAAAATAAAAGTCGTCATCATCCATTGCCACTATAATATCTCCCTTGGCTTCTTGATTTAATCTATTGCGTTTCTCACCAAGTGTCATCTTATCTTCAGACCAAATGAAATTTAAGCTAGGTAGTTCAGAACTAGCTTGTTCAAATAAATCTCTTACTTCCTCCTGGCCGTCATCAAATAGTACCCATTCCATGCGGTTCCTAGGATATGTCTGTGTCTTAACCATTTTAATGAGAGAAGGAATGAAACGTCGGCGATTATAGGTCGGCGTTACAATACTTACTAGTGGTAAATCTGAAGTTGTATCAGGCATCTAATATATTAAATCACGCAGTCTTTATCTGGGTTTTATCAAAGGCAGTCTTATAAAGTGCCTCTACAGCTGCCCGCGCCGCATGGGATGTTTCATCTTCTTTGTAACAAAATCCTCCTAGGAAAATGGTTTCAAAATCACCCACTGGTTGATATGTTGAAAGCGGTAAATACGTATAATAAGGTATCTGTAATTGATACCAGTATTTACGTATAAATGACTTTGGTATTTCTATGAAGAAAAAAAGACACCCATAAATAAAACTCAGAATACGAAATGGAATTTTATAGCCAATTGCTTCATTCGCTGCTAAATGCCCTCCGTATAAAATAAAACATATTAAGATAAGGCTCATAAATCCTGTAAGAATGCCTGATGCTGTATTTCTCATGGCTCTTCTTACACTAAATGTGCTTCTTTCAGCCAATGATGACGCCTTTGCATCCGCCTTCGCTTTTGCCTCTAAATTTTTTTTTGCCTTTGCTTCTTCCTTTTGCTTTCTTTCCTTTGCCTCTGCGTCTTGTTTTGCTTGAATTTCCTGTTGTTTTGCGTAAGCGTCTACCTCAGGGTCATTTAATGCCTTTGATAAATCATACTGTATTCTATTAGTAATTTGTGTTAATATACTCATCTATCTTATCGGTATTAAAATATAATTAAAATTATCACCGGAGCCTATTAGCTTGCGTATTTCATTCCACCCATACCACCTTCGATTACTAAGAAATTAATACTTTCTACATATACAGCATAATCAATTAAATACATAGAATTTTGTGCTAACGGCCACATATCAATGTCTATCTGGAAGTTCTTAACTCTGCTTGTATTTAATGAACCACTTGGCCGTGTCCACTTTGATGTATCTAGTGCGAAACTATAAATCGCTAAACCAGGTGGGAATACTCCTGTAGCATATCTCCATGAACTTAATTCATTAAAATACTGTAATGGCTTAATTTCCTGTGCATCATTTCCGTCACATATGATACGAATACTTCGTATAATATCCCTTTGCGCGGAAGTAATATTTGTTCCAGAATATCCGCCGGTCGGTACACTTGAAAAGGCAGGAATGAAGGGAGCTTGGCCATATCTCCACCAATTAGTGTAGTTCGTCCACGCATTCAAATATCTTGTTGAATCGGAACGCCTCGGGACTATAATGATACGAGGGACTGGATTATGCGTATAGAGATCGAATAATTGTCTATTCGAAATACTTTGGAAAGGATATTTTGTTACATGCCTAATAATATAATTGAGTGGTTTTGATGCGAATGTTCTTCTTTCTTCGTCTGTTAAATACACATATGTTGCCTGTAATCTAGGATTGAGTGGCCAGCTATTTATGGAAGGAGGAGTGTATCCAATATCTGTCAAATATTGATTTATATAGATACCAGGTTCCGAATTTGGTAAATAACCTACATTTCCCATCTGAAGTTGTGAAGAAGAAGCATTTACCATAACATCTGGACGAACTCTATATCCGCTGGGGTCTAATATGGTATATAGGTCTTTTATAGGTCTAAGAGTAAGTTGTACCTCACACTCGTGATATTGTAAGGCAACTAGAGGTAATGCTAAACCTGAATTCTGAGAAAACCAAAACGACAGAGGTAATGTAATATCACGTCCTGGGATTGAGGGAAAGTTATTCTGAGCCTGAATACTTGGGTCTGAATTATTATATACATTAGGATATAGCCCTGGTGTACGTGTAACTGAATTCCCTATTCCGCCGGAATATTGTCCATTTGCAGGATCATATAACTCAGGCACATCACCGACTAATTCTTGCCACTTGTTATATTGTGTCTCATCTTGGTCCGTGAAAGCCGTAGATATAATATAGTCGCTATCGAATTGCTGGACCTGAGTTCCTCCAATTAAAAATGTAGCATCTTGTATAATTTGTGCTCCAATATAACGTACCCACTGAAATTGGTACTGAGAACGACCATTTGTAGGGCCAGGTAAATTCGGATTAAAATATTTAGAGTAAATATCAGGCAAACTAAAGGTGAAATATAAATCCGACAATAAATCTGCAACACGCTGTATCTTTGCGCGAAGTTGTATCGGTTGGTCAAAATTTAAATCTTGGAGAGTTCCCTCAAACGGTATTGTAACAGATTCAAAGGCAAAATGACTATATTTTTTCAGAGTTGTATAAAAATAAGTGAAATCTGGATTTCCACTTAGGATTACATTTTGTGCGCCATATGCAACTAAGATAAACAATCCACCACCTGGCATATCTCTTCTTGTTATTAGGAAACAATAAGGGATATATTTTTAAGCGTGAAAGTATTTATGGACCCTGTTTATTTGCCCACCACGTATCGGACAAGTATGGAGTTAGAGACATATCCGTGCCTTCTATAACAGTCGAAGGTTGCTTATTCATTAAAGACTGAATTTCAGTATATGTCAATGCATATGCGTAATAGTGTACTCTGCTTATCATACCCTTTGCAGAACCATCAAACACAAGATTGGTTGCACCTCCAGTCTTAAATTCGTCGTCCGTCTCTAGGGATGTAGTAATCGTCTTACTTAATGTAAGCCTACGTGGACTGAAAGCATACACATTACCGTAGTTCTGGTATGGCGGTGTATTATTCGTTAATGGCATCTTCTTCTTCAAATTCCCGTTTATATACAAATAAAGAACATTACCCTTGCATGTAAGTGTTAAATGGAACCACTTATCTACCGGAATATTTTCCACTTCGCAAAAATTATTCCATTCTTCAAAGCAATTCATATAGATACGAAGAGTATTTACATCACCCCAGCAGAAAATACCAGGTCCTAGTAATGGATAAACTTGTCCATATCCTTTATGTAAAATATGATATAGTTTACGTTCACCAGCGGAAAATGTTTCACTCTTTATATTAATAAACATAGAATAACTAAATTCTACACCGGAACGTTGATTTTCAGAGAAATATACGGTTTTTGCTTTGGGATTACTGGGATTTTGTATGGCAGTATACATCTTAGAACCGGAAACATATGTGTTAGGAAAGAGTTCTACATGATTTGTTGAAGAGTTTATAAAATAACCATAGATAACCTCACATACATATAAGGTGACATAGAGAACAAACGCAAATAAAATACCATATAGTGCATTAATTATGGGTCCAGAAGTTGTTCCCATGGGTCCATTCGCAGAGTTAGAATTTCCTTTGGTATCTTCCATCTATCTAACTTATGTAAAAGTTATATTAACTTTTACATATGTAATTATTCACAGTATTAAGTACTAGAACTAAATATCGTTGCTCCTCTATTTTTAATATCAATGGAATACTGACCAGGATCTAGACTAGAAAGTGAAAATCTAGAAAATGGCCCGTTTTGGTAGTAATAATAGACTTTATCCGGAGAATACGCGAAATTAGCGGTACGTGTTATTCCAATTAATCCACCAAATGCGTCTGGCCCACCAAGTCTCAGTGTAGGAATATCTCCATCAACCTTGAATAAACCATCTAATAGGCATGATCTGGAAAGTTTTCCATCTATGTAAATGTCGAGGGTTCTTCCATTTAATACAGCTGTGATGTTTACCCATTTTTGTAAGTTCACATGCTCAATATCGCACTTTTTAAAATCAGCGGATGAGTCGCTGTATGGGCTTTTACCAGATACGATATTATCATAGTCATCTTTTATTCTTAAGCCCTTATCGTATTGTGTTTCACAACTTACACGAACCCCCAACTTATTTGTAAATTGGCCAAGGTACATAATTAGTGTTAATATACCGGACGGCGTTTTATTTCCCCCAGATAAGACTAAAAAGGGCTTGTTTTTACCCTTGTTTACATTCCAATCGGTTACATATATCCACGTGCTTATAGAATATTCCCCGCCACCATATATCTGAGGCATCTGCGAACCGGAATATGTTGTAGAGATCTTGTCATTGCTTGTAAGGCCATCTCTAAAAGTTCCAGGGTAGACAATTAAATCTTGTTCATCACTAGTTCCAACAATCCATCTGTATGATATAGTTAACGCTAAATACAACACAAGTAATATAATAAGAGTATACACTATAAAAGATGGCTCCATTCTATCTATATAAAATACTTTATGCGTAAGGTGTTGACCATTCTTCCGTAGACCGTATTCTTGTTGGTTTTTGACAACATCTACCGGAACACCACCATCCATGTGGTAAAACTTTAAAAATCGAAGAAAATAATTTTGAAAGATTAAATGGCATATATGGTTTTCCTGATGTATCAACAGCACTTCTTGTTAAAGAACGCACTTCGTCTGTTGTCATAGCATAAGATGAAAGGGATAATAGACAAATTGTTCCAGATAGCCTTGGATCGCCTACCTTTAGTGACTGAGTATTATCAAAGAGGGGCATTGCTGAACATACGTGTGTAACGACTAGTTTTCCGTTCAGATATATATTAAACCTGCGGCCAAATTTCACTATTACAACAGCCGTCCAGCGCTGTAAAGGAAAATTAGGTATTTCTGCGTATTCAGGTGTATCTTTACTGTTAACGAATATTTGGAGCCGAGCAGGCGCCTTATATAAGCCACGACCTGCATCAGGAGCAATTAATATTTGGAATGACTGTTTCTCCCCTATGCGAACAACGTTTGCATATTCATTTCCTGAGCGAGCTGTTCTGTCAATAATTCTTGGATTTATATAAAATATCAATGAAGAACCGGAACCCGACGTCCATGGACCTCTTAGTTGCTCATTTGATATTACAGATCTTGTTGAATTCAAATCATACTCCTCTTCTCCAATACCCTGAATTGGATTTGGGAATATCACTAGCGCAAGAAAAAAATATACAATAAGTGATAAGGTTATAGCGGATAATATCCAAGTAAGAGTACTCATCTAACATTGCATTTTAATTTCTTGGGCTTATACTATTCACGTATCATTATTTCATGACGTGATATCTAATAATTTACTGAACTCTTACAGATTTCTTATCAAATACATGCTTACTCATTAAATCTCCCATTCGCCCAGACATCTCGAATGCTGGTAACTTATATCCAAAACATCTCATATTTAGGACCTTAATACCAGTTGACATAACATTGCCACCTAAGATAATATCAGCAGGTGCAAAAATTTTATCACCCGTTCTTGGAGATTTGGGAACACTATTCAATTGCCTTGTCTGAACAAGTCGTCCATTCAAATAGCCCTCAAGTAAGAACGGAGATACAGTAAAACCTACCCGGAAAGGTTCATGGATTGGAACATTATCTAATTTAACGGTTTGCTGTAGACCAGATGTATCAAAACATGTTATGTTCACCGTATTTTTTCCATTATCAAGTGAAATTCTTATACTTGGATTTTCAGGCCTCTGAGAAAGCACAAAGAATATACGTTGATTTTGTCCTGTTCCAAGTGTTTGAGGATATTCGTCTTGTATAAAAACGTCCATTGTTATACTATAGGTATCCTGGCCTTCAATCACTGTTGTTGATAGAGGAGCAGTTCCAGATGAAGAAGGTGGAGGCGTACCTACAATAATTGTATCAACATCACTTGGAGTTAACCAAAAAACTTGTGATGTATCTGTGCCGGGTATTGGTATATATCCAGGTGATCCTGGACTTCTTTGGAATATAGGTGTGATCCATTGGTCAATTGCTAATAAAATAAGTGCAACCAATAATATTCCAGCAATTGAATAACCTAATATCTTGATAAATCCAGAGCCCTCTACCGGTTGCCCAACTGCGTTTTTAGGTTCGGGCTTTGGTGCATTCGGGGGTTTTGCTGTGGTTGGAAGTTTCAGTGTTTTTCTTAAGTTTTCTGTATTTTTCAAGACCTCTGCTATTTTTTCACCACGAGCCGCGTTCATACTATTCTATAGACTTCTTTCTTGTTTGAGATTTTTTCTTTAATAATGTATTTGTCTTCGGATTATATCCGATACGCTTGTAATAAGGCATGGAGTCTTTTGCCTTACAATCTGCCAGCTTTTCACGTAAATAACAAACAAATGAAATTCGACTATACAGCTTATCAATACCCTGTGTCCCTGTTTCCTTGTCATTTCTATAGATTTCTGGAATAGATGAATTGAATTTCTTATCTTCTGTGTCCTCTTTTAATTCCGTATTACAATGCCATTCGTGAACATCCATGGCTACGAAATCCCCTGTTCTTAAGTCAATACCAACCTTGTATCTAGGAAATATCGTATACCCACCCTTGTATTTTCCACGTTCAATAACTGATAAGTTGCCAAATCCTTCTCTCAGATCTCCTGCGTCCATATGAAGACCTGTACGGAAATTGCGATTTATAGTCACAGAAGAAAAAGACGTATTTCCAATCTGGAATGCCGGATTTCCCTTAGCCCTCTTATATTGTACATCATAGCGGTCTGGAACTAGTTTCTTGAACAAGTCGTCTATTTTCTCTATATAAGGTGTTCCAGCCTTGTATTGTTCAAAATACAATTGGGTATAAGAAGTTAGGCGACAGGGAAGTCCCATAAAGGGTGTCTTCTCGAAATAACCCAGAACACTGCTGAAGACATTATTGTTTACACGCATCTTACTTAATTTGCCTTTTTCCATGTATTGAGCAGACCATCCCTTTATAGTGTTCTTTGCTAACTTACGTCTTGTCCAATATTTCGATTTGGTGTCTATTGGCCCCGCTGCAGCTCCGCGATTTCTAGAAGCATTTGCTGACTTGTAGAAATTCTTCCATGCCAACTTTATTAAATCATGAGGGATTACATTTTTTCTCAGTTTGAATAAAAGTTTCTTACCACCTGGAGCATCCGGGTCCTCTGCGTATACGTCTGCGTCATAATCAATTATCTCATCGACGTCTTTTTCGCTAAAATATGTGCCTTCTCTTGCCTTAATCTGGTCATCTGTCATTTTTTGTTTAAGAATTATTTCCTTTGCTTTTTCCTTTGGTTCCTTGGCAGGTTCCTTTGGCATTTGAAGACCATTAAATAAATCTTCATCTGAGGCACTCATCTAACTGTATGACAAGAATAGAAATGGAACCATCTGTCATTGAGAAATACAGTATTTTTAGAAAAGACGTTTCTGTATCAAACGATATCCTTTCATCTTCTTAGCGTACTGTTCTAAACTTTCCTTCTTTCTCTCCTGGTCAGTTCTGTGTGTTCCATCAACTGGATTTGTCCATCCATAGAAATACGTATAACAATCTTCCCACTGGGCTTTTGAAAGATTAGCCGGTAGCATTTCTCTCGGCAAATAACAATGGTCTCCCTCAAGCATAAAATATACATTTTCTGTTCCTAGTAAAACTGGATATGGAACATCATTTCGACCAACCATAGAGAAATAGTGATCAACCTTATCACCCATCTGGAATTCATAGATACTGGAGCCCACGTGAATGTACTTATTTCCTGAAACATGGAGTAAGATAGAATTTCCTAGAAAAATGTGAGCTTCATCTGGTCTGTGATCTGCTCCCTCTGCGTTACCAGTGCTCTTTCCTACAAAGACTTCTTTTACTGTAAGCTCTTTTACAAGTTTACTGTAATCTGCCTCTTCTTTTAAAGTTCCTGCGTTAACATCCTTGTAAATGGCTACATTTTTATCTTTAGCGCCGTGGTCGCTCACCACAACACGGAAGGGTCTTCCAAAGTTATCATGGATATCATAGTGTGTTCCTTTTATCTTTCTAGTGGCATTTACCTTTACCCATTTATATATACCTCTGGCATCTTTCTTTGAAATATATTGTCCATCTTTTCCTTTTTTAGTAAGTTCTTTACAATCCTTTGCATGAAATGCAGGGGATTTTCTAGTTTGGTACTTACTTGTTTTAATTTCTACGCAACCAGTCATTCTAACTAATTACGAGATAAATTGTACCAGATCACGCCTCCTATAATCCCTGCGACTGCCAGTCCTGCTGCTACACCTTTCAACATGGCTTGATTATCAGCCTCCATGAAGTCATCAGCCCCGATGACAGGCGTCTTTCCACGAGCCCCCAGTCTAGTATAGAATTGAATAACTTCTGTTTCTGTGTATTTCCGTTTTCCTAACATGACGTTTACTTCGTTATGTAAGTCTACCGTCCAACGAAATAAGTCTGCTCTAGAGTCTAATGAGGCCGATATTGGTGTTTTCGCCAAGTGAGAAACATAGTGTGTCCTACAGATTGGACAAGGTATAATATGTTGTAGAGACTCAATAAATTCCCTCATAGCCTTCTTATCTGAGTAACTAGGCTGTTGGGAATACCCCATCGCGGCTATGTGAATTGTATGCCAGAAAAAAGGACCCCATACTTCTGGTGGAATGTGCATTCCTATCTATTATATAAGAAGACGTAATATAACACTACCTAAGACGCGATGGTGTTTCTTAGGTAATTATGGCGATGTTTTACCAAAACAAAACAACACACACATGTTCAAATTGTGGAGGCACCGGGCACACATTTCGTTTCTGTACAGAACCCGTTTCAAGTTATGGCGTCCTAGTATTCCGCTGGCTAGGTAAATCAGAAAGATGGCCACATACGCAAGCTATATGTTCTACATCAGATGACTACCTTGGAACTAGAACTCTTAAACCACAAGTATTAATGATACAACGAAAAGATTCACTTGGCTTCATGGATATAATGAGGGGGAAATATCGATTAAATGACCCTTCATATATAAGAAAACAAATAAGTGGAATGACAGAAGATGAGCGGAAAAAATTAGAAACAATGAATTTTGATGATATTTGGCATGAACTATGGGGTTCAGATTCAGAGAATTCTAAACGTTATGCTCATGATCGCATTGTATCAAAGCAGAAGTTGGCTGAGCTTAGGTCAGGAATACAAGTAGAATCTGGTGAGAAATATACATTGAATGACCTACTCCGGCAAGAACCATTGTTATATAAGACACCTGAATGGGGATTTCCTAAAGGTCGTCGCGATCCATATGAGCACGATATCCAATGTGCTTTTCGTGAATTAGGTGAAGAGACCAGTATTATGGAAAATGAAGTTATCAAGGTTACGAATGTAGCACCGCTTATAGAACAATTCTACGGGTCTAACGGGGTTCATTATAGACATTCGTATTACATTGCACAGTATTCTGGTAAGAGGAATATATCTTTTAATGCTCTCAATAAGGAAATGGTTCGCGAGATTGGTAATTTAAAATGGATGGATTTTGATGAGGCAATGGAAATTCTAAGACCTGAAAACGAGGAGAAGAAGAAAATTATAGAAAAATTATTCAGTTTATTAAAAAGATTTTTTCCTGTTATAAAAAATAAGTTGGATGGAAAACTTCTAAATGAAAATACCACGGAAGAACAGCAGAAACAGTATGTCTATAGAGCAAATGGAGCAATTCAAGGGGACATGGGAGGGTCAAAGCGATACTTCGGAACGAGATAAGTTGATAGATGAGTTTCAAAGATATACAGCTCCTATTAGGTCCCAGACAATACGTGAACTCGGTCAAGACCAGAGAGAAATTGATGGCAGTCTATATCCCGAGATTACAGATGAGAAATTTCTGATGAAACTCCTAGGAAAAAGAGAATTTAGAGAAACTAAGCAACCCAAGATAACAGACGAGAGTCTTGAACAAAACGTCTGTGACGTTGAAGAATTTGAATATACATCTGCCCAGAAATTTGTTTCACAATTCATGTCACCAAACACACCTTATAATGGTATGTTACTGTATCATGGAGTGGGAGTAGGTAAGACATGTTCTGCTGTCTTAGCTGCCGAGACATTTTTACACTTAAGTCCTAAAAATAAGGTCTATATTCTAGCACCTCCTGCAATTCAACCGGGTTTTTATAGAACCATTTTTGATCCATCAAAGTTAACGATTGGAAAAGATGACCAACCAAATTCTCATGAAGGATGTACTGGCAATCGTTATCTTGAATTAACCCAAATGTTATACGAAAGAGATAAGAGGGAGATTGAACTAAGAGTAAATAGACTAATCAATAAACGCTATGCTGTAATGGGATATGTTGCATTTCGCAACATGGTTCTAAATATTTTGTCCCAGATATCTTCCACCCTAAGTCCTGAGAAAAAACAGCAACAGAAAATTACTTTACTTCAACGCGCATTATCTGGCTGCTTTATAATTGTAGATGAGGCACACAATCTAAGAGACGTGTCTGATACCACGGAAGATGAAGGTGAGCAAGGTGACGATGTGGGTGATAAGTCAGATGCTTCCGCTGGCAAAAAGTTAGTTCCAATGTTACGAGAAGTTCTGAAAACATGCGAAGGAAACAAACTATTACTTATGTCTGCAACTCCAATGTACAATTCTTACAGAGAAATTATCTCTATATTCAAATTGCTTTTATACGTAGACAAATCTCAGAGACGCCTGGATGACTCTGATATAACATTTGAAATCACTCCTAGTGGCGAAGAACATCTTTCGAAGGCATCTGAAGAACTTCTTATAGAATTAGCAAATGGTCGTGTAAGTTTTATGAGAGGAGAAAATCCCAAGGCATTTCCTGCGCGCCTAGATCCATCTGATGCTATTCGTATTTCTGAGTGGCCTGGCTTTGAACCAAACGGTACAAAGCCTACAACAAAAACACAACGCGATGATGTCTTAAGATTACCACTTGTAAAATGCGCCTTGGAAGAAGAAACTTTAATGGTTATGAAAGCGTTAACGGAACGCTTAGTGGCATCAAAGGGTGTTGGTATCAGAACGATTGACACCTTATTACAGGCAGGAAATTGTATCTTTCCTGGTGAAGGATTAGATGGCCGTGTTGGATCAGAAGGATTTCAGTCATGGTTTACTGGTCGAGCGGTTGCTTCTACTTTTGAGGGGACGCGCCTAAGCATCTTACCTCAGTACGTTCCAACAGATCCCGATGAAGATTATAATTGGATGGTTGCTTCAGATGATTCTCTCGGCAAGGCATCTCCAAAATTCAATCGGGTTTTAAAAACAATTCGAAATGCATCTGGTATTTCTTTTGTCTACAGTCGATTTGTAGAAAATGGTGCGGTCATCTTTTGCCTTTTATTAGAAGCTAACGGATACTCACCTTGGGGTAGAACAGCTCCTCTGTTTTCAAAAGGTTCTCTACAAGGTAGGCGACAGTGCTGTAAATGTGAGAAGAAAGAAGAAGGACATCCTGTTTTTACACAAGGGCAACCTGAATCAAGAGAAAATCATAAGTTCTCACCCGCTTACTACGCACTTCTAACAGCAAGTGACGTTAGCACAGCAGAAAAACAGTCTTTACCTCTTTCTCCTAATAATACAGCAGTAATCAACGCTGCTCGTAGTATAGAAAATAAGGATGGTCACAAAATTAAAGTAGTTGTAGGTTCTCAAGTAGCTGGAGAAGGTCTTGACTTGCGTTACATACGCGAAGTCCACATTTTGGAAGGCTGGTTTCACTTGTCTAAGGAAGAACAGATTGTGGGTCGAGGAATTCGTTACTGTTCTCACAATGCTTTACCAAGACAAAAGCGTAACTGTACAATAAATCTATATGTAAATGTTTTTCCAAGTGATATAAATAAGGAAACAATTGACCAATATTCTTATAGAACTGCTATGAACAAGGCGGTTCGTATGGGAAATGTGTCAAGAGCCTTAAAAAGGGGTGCCGCCGATTGTAATTTGAATATAGATGCTATTTTGGTGAATGGCCTCAAAAGGAAAGTGGAAATGTTGGATAGTCAGGGACAGCCACGCACAGTAGACTTGAACGACAAAGATTATACTCCTGTGTGTGATTGGATCCGTTGTTCTTATGAATGTAGTCCCACTTTGAATTTAGCAGATAAGAAAGAAATGCCCGATGATAACGGCACATATGATATGTTTGCAGCCAGGTTCGCAGAACAAATGATGATTCAAAAACTTAGAACTGCATTCAAGGATCAACCATGGCATCACTGGACTAATTTGGAGAAACGGTTTGGAGATATTCCTAAAGATACATTGACCAGCCTTCTGCTTCGTGTAGTAAATAATCCCTCTATTGTATTTGAAAATGGTAATATGAAAGGGCATATTGTATTCCGCAATAATTTATTCTTGTTCCAACCTAATAAGCTTCAGGACGAAGGAATTCCGATTTCCTTTCGTTATGGTCGTTATCCCATGAAACGCGATTCATACATGCCAGAATTTACTTCAGCACAGGTGGGTCCTAAAAGCGTAGTTGCTAAATCAGTTTCTGTTAAACCTGTAAACTCTTCTTCTGTAGAATTCGCAAAGAAATTCTGGTTAGAGGCAGTTGCTTGGATAGATATTTGGTGTAAAGCTAGTTATGTTATAGAAGAGAATGTGCCAAAGGTGCTTTCAGATGCAATACATGATTATGTCGAAGGTGATACGAAGAAGAGGGAGAATTTTGAAATTCGTCTTAAAAAGCTACAGTGGTGGGGAAAAGCAATCGCTGCAGTGCCTGCAGGGATAACAGATTTAAAACGGGTTGCGAAAGAATTTGTTTGGGATTCATTTCTGAAAGGGCCTGAACAAGTTAAACTTTTAGAGCAATCCATTTCAATGGCATCTGAAGGTGGTTCAGAACAGTATAGAACCGAGGGTTCTACTACAGTTTCTAGATATTTGGATCTAGATACCAAAGTGCCTGTTTATTTGTGTGCGAATTCAACGCCTTGCCCTCCATCTGTTCTTAAGATATTTAACGAATCCAAATCGGATCCAGTTGTTCAAGCAAAAGCAAATTCAAAAGTTTCGGCTAACCCCTACGGCTTTATGGTTGTCTGGGAAAACGCAATTATGTTCAAAACAAATGATGCTAAGAACGCAGAAGGAAAGCCACCTGGTTCCGGGGCAGCATGTTCTATTGTCAGTAACGTAAAAGGCCATAGGATAAAGTTAGTTCAACTAGGTGATATTTTGGCTAAATTTCACGATGGAAATCGGTTTGAGTTATCAGAAGAGCTCTTAGCAAATGGACCCAGAAAACTTACAGGGGCACACTCATTCTGTGCTTTAATGGAAATTGTTCTGAGATGGATGGATGTTCGCCGCGACAACTATGGTGGCCTACGATATTTCTATAGACCTCTCTCGTCTTTTTACTCGAATCATAAATCTAAGAAGTAATTATAATGGAGACATTCCATACAAAATATGGAAATATAACACTGTATAATAATGAGTCATATATTGGAAATGTATTTAAAAATAAAGGATATTGGGATATTGATACTTTATTAAAATTACAAAAATACATTGATCCTACTAAGAATATTCTAGAGATTGGCGGACATTGTGGAACATCCTCAGTTGTATATTCTAGTTTCTTGAAGGAAGGCAAAATATTTGTTTATGAGCCACAAAAGAATATGTATAAATTATTGGTTAAAAATATTAACCAAAACAACCTTCAAGATAAAATTATACCTTATAATTCTGGAGTATTTTGTTATAATGGCAATGGTAATATGAATGATATAGATATTGATGGAGGTGGTGGTAATGTTACAAAAAGGTATAATGAAGAAAAGAATCTACCTTGCAATTTTGGAGGAATAGGTCTAGGAGGTGATGGTGAACTAATTAAATTAGTGACAATTGATTCAATGAATTTAGATAATATTGGTTACATCCACTGCGATGCTCAAGGTGCGGAGAATTTTATTTTTTCTGGCGGCCTTGAAACTATTGATAAAAATAGACCTGTTATATATTATGAAGATAATGAACGTTGTTCACCAGTATTATATAACAATGTATGTAAGTCTTATCCTCAATATAGATCTAATAGCAAATTTGATATTAAAAAGTATTGTATAGAAGAATTAAAATATTCAGAATATATTCTTAATTTTAATGGGGGGCACGATACATTATTAATACCGTCAATTGATTTATCTTTATATGAAAAACGGATATTTTCACAAAATGGCGAAGATGGTGTAACTATAAAATTATTAGAATTAATTTATCATAAAGCTATAACAGATACTAAATTCTACGTGGAATTTGGAGTAGAAAGCGGAGTGCAATGTAATACAAGAATTCTAAGAGAAAATTATAAATGGAAAGGATTAATGATGGATGGATCAAACGAAAAGCTTGATATTAATTTAAAAAAGGAATTTATAACAAAAGAAAATATTTGTGAACTCTTTGAAAAACACAATGTTCCAAAACATATTAATCTCTTATCTGTTGATATTGATTTTAATGATTATCATGTTCTAAAGGAAATTCTTCCTAAATACAAATGTGATATAATCATTTGTGAATATAATGCAACGCATTTAGCAAATGAAGATAAAGTAATACAATATGATAAGAATGGTAAATGGGATATGACTAATTATTTTGGTGCGTCGTTATTAGCATTTAATAAACTCGCTACACACTTCAATTACATCCTGGTTTACTGTGAAAATAAGGGTGTAAATTGTTTCTTTATACATAATGATATAATACAATCTAAGAACCTCAAATTCTTAAATGCTGGAAATGTTGAAAAAATATATCGTAAGGCAAATTATGGATGTGGTCCAAATGGAGGACATATGCAAGATACTCTAAATAGAAAATATATATCATTTAATTATATTACAAAGTTTCCGAAGGTTATTTACTTCTGTAATAAGACTATTGGAAAAAATGATTTAGAGGCTACAAATAAATGGAAAATATTGAACCCTGAGTATGAAATTAAATTATATGACGATATAATGTGTAAATCCTTTTTACTAGAGAATTTCGGACAACTTCATTCTGATATATATGATTTTCTTAAAGATGGGCCTATAAAAGCAGGCTTTTGGAGAGTATGTGTATTATATGTATACGGTGGTGTATATAGTGATATTGACAATAAGCCCGTGGTAGCATTTGATCAGTTTGTAGAAAATGATATTGATTTATTAGTATGTAGTTCATATGCAAATATACCACCACTATCGTTTAACTTTAATCCAAATTTAATATGCTGCTCAAAGGGAAATTCTATATTAAAAACGGCAATTGACTGGTATCTTGATAAATACAATAAGGGAGACGCATACGCTTACTGGGATTATAGTGTAGTTAGATGCTTTACTGATATTCTCCACTTAGATAATTATAATAAAGCAGATGGTATTTATTATTTAAATACAATGAAAATTCAGATACTCAAGGAAATTTGTGGAAAAACAATATTTGATAATCATAATATTTATAAGAATGAAATAATTTTCTATAATCGTTCTGAAATATGGGATAGTATAAATCATAAATTTTATTAAAAATCCAATGCATATAAGCGTATAAAATTGACTATCTCAACCTATTATAGATTAGGCACAATGGAGACTGAAGCATTCTTTCAAGAAAAAGTATACCTCACTCCCAAGGACCTTCGTAATGACATCGAATCCATTGATGACATATTGGTTTTGAAACTAAAGGAGCGCTTAGAGCAGCGTTGTTCTCCTCATGGATACGTTTTGCCAGGAACACTAGAAATTCTAACAAGATCTACTGGTATGGTCGACTCAGGGCGTTTCTCCGGTGATTGGGCTTTCTTAGTGAAAGCCAAGGGTAGTGTTCTAAATCCTCCTGAGGGTTCTCTTGTGGAAGTGGAGGTTCTTAAGTCTAACAAGATGGGTGTCTATGCAGTATATGAAAATGCCATTCGTCTGATGGTTCCTCGTGATCTTCATTTGGGCGATGAGGAATTCGACGCCCTGAAGGTCGGCGATCGTATTAAGGTAGAAATCCAGAAGTCTAGATTTCAACTGAGAGACCAATTTATTGTGAGTGTTGGAGTGTATCGTGGAATGTCAGGTGCCCCTACTCGTATTACTCCTTCTCTACCCGCTCTTTCTTCACCCAAGGAAGATGAAACAAAGCTAGAAGAGGAAAATGCGAATGTTTCTGGTGATGAAAGTGCTGAAGGCGCCGAAGGTGCGGAGGAAGAGGAAGAGGAAGAGGCTAAGGAAGAGTAGAATGGATGATTACGAACAACGTAAAGAATTCTGTAAAGAAATGAGTAAATTATCTAGACCAGAACTCGAAGAATTGTATAGAATTTTAAGGCGTGAGGGAGGTTCTTATAGTGAAAATTCCAATGGGATTTTTTTTGATGTTGCATCTCTTCCGGCCCCCGTTTTCGAGGCTCTCTGGAAATTCCTACAATTCTGTAAATCAAATGCAAAAGACCTGGAAGAACGCAATAAGGTAATTGGTGCCATGTCATCAACTTGATTTTAGATATTTAAACACCCGCTTTTCTATATTATAGAATACATGAATACTTTAAAAATAAATTATAATACTAATTCATCTGAATTATGTGAATTAGGGAGAAAATATGATACGGATAAGTCATCTCAAAGAAATAACGTCACCGACTATAGACATTGCCATCCTTATACATTATTTTATGAAGGATTATTTAAAAATAAAAAGAATGATGCAATAAAGATAGCAGAATTAGGAATATTAGATGGTGGTTCACTGCTTATGTGGAAAGAATATTTTGCAAATGCTGAAATATATGGATATGAGTATTCTTATCATTTAATAAAAAATTTTAAAGAAAAATTTAATAATGAGAGGATAACTCTTTCAAGAATAGATGTAACGAACAAGGATAGTATTGTAAAAGCTTTTAGTGAATTAAACATATTATATGACATTATTATTGAAGACACCACCCACCAATTTGAAGACCAGATAAGAGTTATTGAAAATACTTACCAGTATTTAAAACCAGGTGGGATATTTATTATCGAAGATATATATAAATCATATAATGAAAATGATTACATTGAAAAATTAGCTCCTATATTAGAACAATTCCAGGATTATTATTTTATAGAATTAGACCATGTTAATAGAAACTCAACTGGCTGGAATAATGATAAATTGTTTGTACTAGTAAAAGGTGGTGGTGAACCAATTTTTAAGAACACAAATAAACTCACTATTATAACGCCATGTTACAGAGTTAATAATTTACAAGAAATAAAAAATAGTATTAAGTTTGATTATGTAGACGAATGGATTATTGTATACGATGGAAGTAAGATAACAGATAATCCCAATACATTCAAGGATGAAGGAAATAGTAAAATTAAAGAATATGTATACAACGGCGAGGGAATATCGGGAAATCCACAAAGAAACTATGCATTAAGTAAAATAACAAATCCAGAGACAATATTACATTATATGGATGATGATAACATAGTTCATCCAGATATATATAAATTATTGAATATTGTTGATAATAGGAAAATATATACATTTAACCAATATAATCGTTTAAAAGGTGAAAATATACAAGTATGCGCTATTGATACCGCAATGGTATTAATACCTTTTAAATTATGTAATAGCGTAAAATGGATTTTAGATAAATATGAAGCAGATGGATATTATATTAAAAGATGCTATGATACAAATAGAAATACACATATATATATTGATAATGATTTATGTTATTATAACAAACTCGGAATACCTAGCGCGCGTCGCAGGGCAGCTGCCCCTCAAATCGCGCGTCAAAGGCGGCCGCGTGCGCGCTGAAAGCGGCGGCGAGCGCCCGCGCGACGCGGGGCTCCGCGCGCCCCGCGAGGCCGCTCGCGGTGAGGCGCTGCAGCTCCGCCCGCGCGGGCGCGAGGATCCACGCGTGGTCCGCAACGTGTATAAAAGAAGGTCTAAAGTCCCTTCGTATAATACATATAATGACGGACGTCTCTCATGCTTTACCTAAATCTCTCATCCAAATTTGTGAAACACATTCGGATGGTACATTTCAAGTAGCAAGGCCAAAGACAAAGGGTTCTGTCGCAGACGCACAGGATCAAGTGCCGAAATGGAATTTGACGACACATTCTATTTCACCCAGACACCCATTGGCTGCTTGGATGTGGCTCAAGGACCCCTTGTTTCGTGTTTCACCCGATCCTCTCAGACAACGTCTGATGTTAGATGCGACTACCGAGTGGCAGGAACGCTGTTCCTCTATTGACTTCCCTCGTGTCTACAGTAAGAAAAAGGCCCTGGAAGGATTTGGTACTCAGAAACCTGAATTACAGCAAGCAAAGGCTGCTATGATTGCGATGGAACGGTATACTCAGGATAATCCACTTCTCTGGATCCTATACAACGATAGAGAGAAGACAATTAGTTTCTTAGATGACAAGGCGTTTCCGAGAGAGGGTGGATATAAGCAAGTATGGATATTGAGAGAACCAACATGGGATAGACTATGGGATGCATGTATTTGGTCTTCGCAGGAACTTGTTTCCTGGTTGGAGAAGCAAGAGGCTGCTGGGTTTAAGGTCGATTGGCCTCTAGAACCCGCAACTGCGACAGTAAAGGCTATGGCTGCTGAATATGAAAGGCTTCACTTGAATTCAGCAGGTTTAAGCAAGGATGAATTACGCCAGAAGCTTGGTCGCGCAAAGGCTATGAGGAAGCTTCTGGTCTAATAATTTTAATATCACGGTTAGAAAGCCATTTAGGTGTTACCTTTGCCCAATTTGAATAAAAGAAGTCTGTAATAGGATCTTCGGCTATTTTATACTTTGGATCCATATTTGTTTGTAAGTCTATGATTTTTTGTGGTATAGTTAATAATTTATATACATCGTTATAATGAATTAAGAATACAATATCAGTAAATCCATAGGGGATTACGTCATTTGGATATCTATGAGCATATCCAATGACAATTTCATTTTCCTCACATGAGACATCACTGAAATCCGCATTAATTTGAATGTCATATCGTGTAAATAAAATATATTGTGATTCCTCCTTTATTCTGTTTAAGCATTCATAAATACTTTGCCAAAAATATAAAAATGTCTTATATGGCCTAGATAAAACAATAGCATTTCGTTCCTCTTCCGTCCAGCTTTGAGACTGAATTACATATCCTTCATCAAACGTATTTAATAAATCCTTTTGTCTTTTATTTAATAGATTGGTACCACATGCCATATTTCCGTGCCACGATGCGGTATTTGCATCAATAGTATCCCAGGTATGCATAAATATTTTATGTTTCGTATTTGATAAGGCATTTCTTAAAGATTGATGAGTTTTCTCAAATGTTCTAAAATGCCCTCTTACAACTACGTTAAGATCAAGAGGTTTGGTTATTTTTTCAATTGATATATTCTTAAATTGTATAACTGCAGACTTATCATAATTGTCGAAAATGAATATGACATCTGTATTTTTATTCCTTACAGTTATTGTAAGGTTTATTGTTTTTAGTTTATTTGCATAGATAGGTCCTGTATCGTGAAATATCACAGGGTTATGTAATTTTATAAACGGAATTAAAATATCTGTATCACTTAAGATATCAAAGGATAATGTATATCTACCAGTATCAAGTGTATAACCAAACCATGAGAATATTCCATTTGCCAGCTTTGTAAATGTAATATTCTTATCATTATGTATCACTATTTTAACAGTTCGTGTCCTTGAAAAATACTCTACAGCTTCTGTAAATATATTTTTATTTATAATTAAGTTGAGTTCATTAAAATATCGTAGTTTAAAACTAGTAAATTCAGCGACAAGTGTAGGCTCTTCATTTTCTATATAATGTATCTGGCATTTCTCTTCAAATGGTTTTTTAAAACAATGTGCAATTATAGATGGTCCTCCCATTATATATGACCCTTGAAAATGATAGTTTCGATATGTTCTATATATATTATATATATCATCTAGGATTGATAAAGGGAACAAGTAAAAATTATCGTCAACTAATTTTGTTTTACTTTGCTTATTTGGTAATGTCATTGATATAATATTTAATTTTGTATAATCGATGTTTACAAGTGGCTGAAGGAAATATATATCAAGTCGTGTTAAACATACCATATCATAGGCATTATTTGTTTCTTTCATATAATCAACTAGTAATCTTAGAACCTCTATTGTTTTAGAAATACGTCTATCTTCCGTATTAGGTATAAAACTATGACGCACCGGATTATAAGATTCTAATAGATCTTTTACAATTGGGCTTTCATTTGTACATATAAATGTATTAATTGTGTAACCCTTTTCTGTAAAGAATTCATAGATGTACTTCTTAATATTCCGCGTATACTGTCGGGAATCAAGACTCTTTGAGACTGATTGTATTGTTGTATCATTTACATCAATATAATTAAGTCCACTTAATAATACTGCCATTTTCATATTGCGATACTATTATTATTCTTTATTATTTAATTGATTATTTAACGTATATTTCAATGAATTATGAAATTCTTCTGGCCATACTTTTTCATTATATATCTTTAATAGATTTATACTACAGTCATTGTATATAGCTTTTTTATGCCAGAGATCTTTATAATATTCCTGCTGTAAAGCAGATTTCTGTTCAGCCCTATACTCGGGATAATTAATTGATATAATCTTACCCGTAGTATCGCGTATTTTTTCATTTATAACAGGGCCATAAAATGTAAAATCTACTTTATTAATCGGTATATTCAAGTTGTTTCCAAGTAAAAATGGACCAGTTGGTTGCCATGGGCTGGTACCCATAAATTTAGTACTAACATTATATACCACATTTACTATAACATTCAATATTAAGGGATTTCTCTTTTTACATACCATTATACCATTATAAATTGATGCATATTCTATGCCATCCCTTGTAAAAACGCCATCGTTTACAACATACTCTCTATCTAGCAATGAATGTAAGGTAAATCCATCTATAAACTTTATTTTCACATCAAGATATATTCCACCGTGAATATATAATACACAATATCTCCACAAATCTGCCTTATACGCAGCTGGAATCAAGGCATCATACGCAATAAGAACTTCATCTGGAAAGAATTCCTTTATAAAATTACGACACTCTTGATTATCAAACATCTTGTATTCAAAATCAGGATGAGCATTCTTAAGAATTTCTGTACATTCTTTCATTTTTTCAGGAAGTTCATGTGTCTTCCAGGTCTGCCATATCTTACGAGGAATCACTTCGTTTATATTTCTAGATGAAAACGAAAACTCATTGATATAATACCCTTTTTCATAGGATGTGAATGGTAGATCCATCTTTCTCTTTTGAAGATGACAATACAAGGCTTCGCGTTTATCGCCCGTATCATAAAGAACGGTTAACTTAGGGCTTATCTTATCATAATATAAATATGTTATGTTCTTTGTGGTATTATAGATATCATAGAAATTTTTCTCGTACTTTGCATAATCAGGCCTCGACATATGAAAGAAACACTCTGGTGCTATGTCACAGAAATGCGCATTTGTATAGAACATCTTAATCTTATTCTTAGACAAATACGCCTTCAATGGCTCTCTGTAAGCAATTTCATCTGTTATAAAGGTCTTTGAATTATTTGTAATAAGTTCTAAATAATTTGGAATTGTCTTGAAGTTATTCTTAAAACTATCCGTATTTATAATTGCAGTAAAATGTCCATGCCATCCTCCTAGAATTCCATAGTCCATCTTGAAATCAATAAAATTTGATAGTTTACCGTATATTAAATCGATATCTCCCCAACCAACATAATCTTCCTGAGTTACTCCATTACATTTGAGAATATCGTCAAATAATAATGGATAGACAATCTTAAAGTCAACAAACTTATAATTATCTTTTAATAGCTCCTCTGGTTCTATAACCTTGTTATAGGCATCAAGAATAAATTTAGAAGCTCTCTTCTGAACATCTATTTTTGACATTTTTATTATAACTAGATTATCAGGGCATGTATAAGCCGTGGTATCAATATCAGTAATTAGGAATACAGTTAGAATATCTGTATTTATTCCTAGAGAATCTAGGTATAACTGGAAGTAATTAGGAAAGGCACCATAATAAGGTATTATTAAGTATATTCTTTTCTTATGAAAATTTCCTAATAATGGTTTAATATGTGTATCAGGAGAATACCATCCATTTTTTTCAGGTCTATACATATCTAATATTGTTCTAAATGCATAGTCGTATTGATGTGCTACATTATACATATCATATAAGCGAACTGCTCTATCACGAATATATTGACGATTAAACTTATTATCGAGAGCCATTTGAACCCCATGACAATAATCAGCCAATGTATGACCTCGTAGACCAGTTATACCTTGTTCTACAGTTTCCACCATTGCACCCCAGTCAGTTGATATAACTGGAGTTCCACAGAGTTGTGCCTCAACTGCAACACCACAGAACGGTTCTAAATACTTACTTAAGCATAAAACCGCTACACAACTTCCTAAATAATCAGATCGTTCAGAACCATGAATTGGCTCCTTGTATTTAATATTTTGAACATCTAAATATGGCTTTGGATCTCCTTGACCGCATAGAACAAATTCTACATCAGGAAATCTTCTGGCAATTTCCATAATAATCCTACAACCCTTCAAATCATTAATTCTTCCAAGAAAACCAATTTGCTTAGGTTTTGGTGTAAGTGACAATTTGAACTCTAAAGTATCAAAGTAATTTGGAACAACAAACCAATAATTATGTGGGGATTTATTTTCCTTTCCTAGAGTGCTCGATAACCACGCATACGATTCAAATATTCTGAAATTTAAATAAGAACCACTATATCCAATTCCACTTTCAACTGTAACATAATCTAATTTATCAATTGCTTCCTGATATGTTCTTGCTAAGGGATTACATACAATATCGGTAGTTTTTGAACGATAATTCTCTATTAAGTGCTTCCTAAATCGCAGATTGAATTCCTTTGTTAAAGGAGATGACCAATTTGATAACTGGCTAATTACTTGCGTAGGGTCTGAATTTTTTGCCTTGGCTTCTTCATAACTTAAATTTTTGTCAACAAATTGCCAAGTCTTAATTCTTAAGTCAGTCCATTCTTCCTTAGTCATTAATTCGATGTGCTTCGTAGCACCAGAATTAGATCCTTCAACACCATAATGATACACTTCAAACCCAAGGCTTCTCATCATTGGAGAAAATCTTAAAACTTTTCCAGTATATGCATCATGACTATATTCTTCACGTGTAATCGTATACGGTATACCTGGTATATGTAAGCGTATCATATATATATATCATATAATTTTAACCTTAAATATATTCCGCAAGATATAGACATTAATTACAGTAACGCCTAAAGTTGAAACCTCAAGATAAAGCAGATAAGCCACATGGATATTCGGAAGGCTGAATATGATCAGTTAAAACGTCTCATCCAAGAATGGTTAGACCATCCGGAACAGGAACTAGAAGCAACCTTCAATACTTCTGGTACAAACGGAAGTATGGGTGGTCAAGTGAATTCAACAATGTTTGCAGCCATAGCGAAACGGCTAAAAAACCGAGGTTATACTTCGGTTACACAGGAAGATGCCTTAAATATCATCACACCCAAGCATGTGCGTATTACCCTCAGCGGTCTAGGAGTCATACAACAGTATTGTCGTGATGATCGCCTTTCAGGCAGGACATTCTCCGCTTTAATGAAAGATCGCACCGCCCAAAATGCCAACCTTGATTTGGAAGACTATGGTGTTCGTATCAAGGCAAGACGTGAGAGGATTTTGGGGGAAAAAGACCCCGATGTTCTAGATTTACTGGACCAATGGAAGGTTCAGCAAAAGGCGTTTCGTTTGCTCCGGCGCTGGACATTTCGGGGTGATGGAATTCGTTTCGATTTATCTATGATCCGTCAATCTAAGCGTAATATCCGCGGAGAATATCGTTGGGTTACCAAGTTCACACAGCAAGATATTTCCAATGAGCCGCCAATCTATGAGGTAGAAGCGGAACTCGAGAGAAAGGAGGGGGATACTGTTGATAGCGCAATACAGCGTCTAGTAAAGGGGGTTGGGGAAGTGCTAAGAGGAATTCAAAAGTGCCCCTTACTCATTAGAGAATCTGTAAAGCGTCAGGTCCTTGCTGGATACAAGGCTATGACAAAGACTGATAAGTTCCGCGGTGTTTCAACAAGAACTCTTGAGCTTGCAAACATGGTAAGTCAGATTGAGCCTGGTTCTCCGAATATTCGTGAGGGTTACAATGTAACAGACAAGGCAGATGGTTTAAGAACTATGGGATACGTGAATGAGACGGGTCATCTGTTCTTAATTGACAACGCGACCAATGTCTACGAGACAGGAATGGAAGTTGCTGCGTGCGCGAATTCACTCGTCGACGGAGAATGGATTACGAGAAATTCTGCGAATGAGGCAATTCATCAATACTTGATATTCGATATCTATATTGCTCCTGGAAACCGAGTTGTACATGCTCTACCGTTTTATGACCAGGCTACGCCGACTGCGCCCCAGAGATACAATGAAATGCGAGCATGGGAGAAACTATGGAATACTGCTCCTGGTCCAAAGGAACTTGTTGCCATGACGCCAAAAACCAAGCTTTTGGTAAGCACAAAGAAATTCTTATTTGCCAAGGCGGGCGATATCTTTGCTCAGGCTGCTAAGGTTCTAGATACTCCTCGCATTTATGAGACAGATGGTCTGATCTTTACGAAGAATTCTACACCTCTTCCTGACCAACCTCAGGGAGATTTCAAGGAGCAGATGAAATGGAAGCCGCCTCACGATAACACAATTGACTTCTTAGTCGTTACTGAGAAACTCGCAGATACCACCGTTGATGCAATTCATAATGGATTTCATCCAACTTCAGGAAAGGAAATTCGCTACAAGGTTCTTCGTCTTCATGTTGGAGACCGTGGTAATCGCGGGGCTATGAAAGTAAATCCTAGAGATGTTGTTCTTAACGTAGAACCGTTGAAACCTGCATATGACCCTAAGGGTAATGTATATAGACCAGTTCTATTCCAGCCCGAGGATTTCCCAGATGACAAGGCAAACGTATGCTATGTGGAAGTCAAGACTGACCCTGAGACGGGCGATGAATACGCATATTGCGAGAATTCCAATGAGCCCATCGTAGACAAGAGTATCGTGGAGATTTCCTACGACATTTCTCGTCCCGCTGGATGGAGATGGGTTCCCAAGCTTGTCCGTAAGGACAAGACCGAACGTCTCATGAAGGGAGAGCTCGGTCGCACACTGAATTCTAATCAGACAGCACAGAGCATTTGGAATTCTATTCACGAGCCAGTGACCTTGTCTATGATACGCACTGGAAATGAGCAACCCAATATGACAGAGGTAACTGCGGTCTCAGAAGTAGAGCGCGAGCGTGCGGCGATTACACAGAAATACGCTGACAGAACTGCCTCAGAAAAGGATATGAACAGAGTAGGTCCTCTTCGTGATTTCCACAACAAGTTCATTAAGGAGGCCATAATGTATAATGCAGTAATGAAGAAGGCCGGCCTTGGCCTAATTGATTTGGGAATGGGACTAGCCCAGGATATTCAGAAGTGGCGTCGTGTAAACGCAGGAGCTGTTCTAGGAATAGACATTGCTGGAGATAGTATTAATAATCCCAATCATGGGGCTTACCAGCGTCTATATTCCACAATGTTGCGTAATGGGCGTGAGAAGGTTCTACCCATGGTATTCGCTGTAGGAGATGCTTCTAAAAATATGCGTTCTGGAGATGCAGGTTCTACTGTGGATGATAAGGTTATCTTACAGGCGGTTCTAGGAAAGACTGCGCCAGAGGGCGTTGTTCCTCCCTACGTGAGAGATGAGATGTCTAACAGGTTCAAGATGGGTGCGGATGTAATCAGCTGTATGTTCGCAACGCATTACTTCTTTGAAAGCAAAGAGAAATTCGGTGGATTTCTCCAAAATATAGCCGATAATTTGAAGATTGGCGGGTATTTCATTGGTTGCTGCTTTGATGGTGAGCGGACATTTGAGTTTCTGAGAGGTCGCGAGAGCCGTGTAGGTGAGGAGGGTGGAACTACTTTGTGGAAGATTTCCAAGAAATACGAGGCAGATGAAATTCCTGCAGGTGATGAGGCCTTCGGTATGCCCATTGATGTAGAATTCATTAGCATTGGCTTACCTCACCGCGAGTATTTAGTTCCATTCAAGCTTCTACAGGATAAGCTGGCCTCGATTGGGATTGAACTATGTAATGAAGATGAGTTGAAGGGCCTTGGTCTTCAAAAGAGCACTGAAATGTTCGGGGACAGTCACAAGGCTGCTGCGAAGTCTGGTCGTAAGTTCCCTATGACCCCTGCTGTTGAGCAGTTCTCCTTCTTGAATAGATGGTTCGTATTCAGAAGGAAGAGCATGCAGACACTAGAAACTGCAGCGGGTGTACCGAAACCTGTGAATTCTGTAAAAAGCAAGAATGTTGTTTCTGTGGCGAAAGAGGGTGATGAAGAAGCTCTTGTTGCGGAACTCCAAGAAGGAAAAGAGGAGGTTGTCGAGGAAGATGCAAGTGGCAGAAAGAAGTATGATGCCGCTGCAGTTCTACAATTCGAACTCGAGGCTGCTCCTATTGACAAACTACGTATTGGCGATAAGTTAGCTCAACGCTGGTTAGCTCCAGGTTCTCCTTTCCCTATTCAGGATCCTGACCCCAGATCAGCTGGTGAGAGATATCCTTCGATGGAACATTTCCTAGCAGCAATGAAATACAAGGTTGCCTCTGATAAGCCCAGCCTTGCTCAGAGTATATTTGGGCCTGATGGAACCATTCACCAGAAGTTCTTAAGACAGAAGCAGGCCGAGATTGGTGTTGGCGCTGGTGCCAAGCCTCTAACGGAGGCTCGTGAGGCGGCCCTGCTATCAGAGGAACTCAAGGAGATCCACACTGAGTCGAGGCTGGCTGCGATGAAGAAGTGGAAGGCGAAGTTCGATGAGGCAAAGTGGACTACGGTGAAGGATGAGTTGCTAGAGAACGCTGTTAAGCAGAGATGGGATAAGGATGCTCGTTTCCACACAATCGTGGAGGCTGCTAAGCAACAGGGTAAGTATCTCTTGTTCTTCACTGGTTCCTCGTCAAGTGAATACGGTGGTAAGAGAACCAAGGAGGGTTTTCTGGAAGGTGAGAATAAGTTGGGTAAGATGATTATGAAGGTCGCTGGATTTGAATAAATGGCAGGCATAAAATTTGATAATGTTTTTTATAGCTATCACGCAGTAATATGCCAGAACCATGGCAGTCACTTGCGTTTAAGAATGTTCATCCGAGAGATAAGCATGTGCGCTTTGTTGAAAGCACACATACTTATTATATAGATGGTTCCTCCAAGGGTATCGTGTCGACTACTGGATTTGTACACGCCTTCTTTGGTCACTTTGACCCTAAAGCAGGTATCGCATGTATGAAAAGAGATCCTGAGAAATGGGCAAAGAACCCCTTGTATGGGAAGACAGATAAGGAAATCATAGAAATCTGGTCTAAATCTGGAAAGGAGGCTTCAGGAAAGGGAACTGCTTTACACTTGGCAATCGAGCAACACTTGAATGGTGCTGTAGACCGTATTCCACCCGACGTCATGGAGACACCCGAATGGCGTTATTACATGAATTTCTACAATGACAACAAGGATAGTCTAGAGCCTTATAGAACGGAGTGGGAAGTGTGGGACAACGAGCACAGATTATCAGGCAGTATTGACATGATTTTCAAAAGGAAAGACGGCGACTTCGCTGTCTATGATTGGAAAAGGTCGAAGCAAATCAAGATGGATAACGAATACCAGAGGGGCGAAGGTCCCATGTCGCATTTGCCTGATTGTAATTATTGGCATTACACTTTGCAGTTAAATGTATATCGTTGGTTTCTTCAGAAACATTATGGGCTGAAGGTGGTTGAACTAGCCATTGTGATATTTCACCCGAATAACACAAATTACCAAGTCTTCAAGCTCAACATCTTAGATGATGAGATTCAAGACATGTTAGACGCACGTAAACGTGCCATTGAAATGGGCTCTAAGAAGGCGGTGGAATTCGAATCCACGCCATGTCTACTAGATGATGACTAAACTCTACATTGAAAAGAAAATCTTAATTCTCGCATTTATCTGAGTTCTACACTGGGGGCATTTCGCATATCTGCTTTTATCTACGTCTGCACACCCTCTACAATATGTATGTCCGCATGGAACAAGTGCAATATCCACTTCATTATCAAAACATACAGAACATGTTTTTTTCGCTGTATCTTCTGTTTTAACAATTTGATTTACACCTGTTATAATTAGGGAACGCAGGGCATTGAGTTTTCTAGTTATATCATCTAATTCAGCCTCTAATCCAGAAATCTTCTTTCGTAACATATCTGATATTTTAGTATTTGTATCTCTGAAGAAACTGGTAGTAGTATTAGTCAATCTAACCAAACCATCAACTGCGGATGAATCTGTTGACATATATACTGTTTTTAATGAATTCATATAATTTGAAATCTTTAGAGGTGTTTCCAATACGGACTTCAGATCAGAATTATATATCTCTAATGTTTTCTGCTTTTGCTTAAATTCATCATTCAATCGCTTAAATAAAGTAGCCGTCTGTAAATTTGTATTTATGAGCAATTCTTCTTCAGTCATAGTTTCACTTGAACTAACAACTGGACTTATAGGTTGATTTCTCTGTTGAAGAAGGCCGTTATATGCATCTTCTATCTTATTATTGTCTGTCTCATAGTAATCTCCAGAGGGTACATAGTTCCCTGAAATATCATTTGAATTTCCAATATATACTCTATTATAATTTTCTGAAATATCATATGTCACTGCTGCATATTGTTCAATATTAAGGACATCCCTATGTTCCGCCATCTATTGATTTTACGAGCAGAATCTTTATGCGTCTTCAGATAAATCAGGGGTAGGCTCGTATAATTCATCAAATGGTTTCGCAATATCTCCTTCGGCGTTGAACCACTCGGATCTTAACAATTCCCACCATGAATTCCAATCTGATGAACCTTCAGGTATAATATACTGGTCTCCAATACGTTGAGCATCCTGTCTGATTGTTAACCTTGGAACTTTCTTGTCGAATATTTCTTGTCTTCTAGATGCAAAGCGAATAAGTTCATCTATTAAACGCAAATACAGCATCCTAGGGACATTAAGTGTTACGGTATTTGGTCTGATAGTCGCAGGAGTATGAATTCTACACGTATTATCTTCTGCCTTCCACTTACATCTTCCTGAACATCCTGTTTCACCTTGAGAAAGACAATCAATTCTTAAAAATCCTAGTTCAGTTTCATTCTCCTCATCACTTGGTTCTAACCATCTCATAATTCTACCCTCTAATAACATGTCTAAACGCTTTCTCTTTTCAAATACCGGTAAATCATAACGCTTTAGAATTTCTTCTATCTTAGTTCTGAAGCCAGAACCACCTCTTGCATCTGAACCAGGTCTAGCTAACCACGATGAAAACGAGAGACGTAAATGTTGGTATACATCTTCTATTTCATCTTGAATACTGGATGTCTCAAGTTGTATATATTTCTTTGTATCTTCTTGTTTAGCATGTTCAAATGCCTTCAGACGCATTTTAGAATCATATGCAATGTCTTTGTTTATTTGCCATTCGAATTCACTTATGGGCTTAGGAGGCTCAAGGTCGGCAATTGGTTTTATAGGATCTTTCGCAGGGACTACAAATCTATTTTGTAACTCTACACCTACTACCCTGTCATCTTGTGTTCTCAGACGTATTGGTCTATATGAAGAAGCAAATGGCCTCAGAGTTTCTACTGAAAGTAGGTCTTTTCTGTAAAACATAACTATATTATCGGCAGAAGCTGGACTAAAATCATCCCAATCAAAAAATATATTTTGTTCTTTGTGTAAGGAACCGTCATCAGATACAGGTACAGAAATAATCTCACTCGATGTGTCTTTGTATGCAACGCCTACCATGTGATTATAAGAATCCCTAATTATCGCTACTGGTTTAACCGTTGCAATCTCAGAAATGATGTCAGACGCACCAATTAAAGCACGAGGGTCGAAGCCAAACTGACTGGTAAAGGGCCCTCTTCTTCCAGATGACTGCTCAAAAAATTCATTTACGCGTTTTAAGACAATAGGCGGCCAATCGGCTTCCTCAGAACGCTGAAATTTAGTTGTGGGTATATGTCTTCCATCGGGTAAATTCCCTTTGACGTATATGAGAGGTTCCCAACCGTAATTCTTGAATATTCTCTTTTCAGGATTGTATCTGTCGCGTGAAACCTTTGAGTAATGTATAATAAATCCAATATCCGACTGCTTTTGTTCATCTGTTAAAGGATATGGTGGAGTTCGTATTTTTTCAAACTTTATATCACGCTTTAATTCAGATTTATCTCCCTTTTTAATAGTAGTTTCCTCTATAGACACCTCCAGAACAATCAAAACAAGTCCTCTCAATAAGGCAAATCCAGGCTCGGCAAGTGCTTGATATAAGATGCGATAATCTTTTTTCTGATTAATATCACCCATAAAAGCCTTGAAACATTCATATGAATTCATTGCGCGTTCAATCGCAGGAATATTTGTGCTTGTCAATTGGTCTACATTTAGTTGTTTAGATGCCCATTGACGCATATCATTCTGCCTTTTTGTCTGACACTTGTTGAAGAATTCATTTACTAAATTACCACTGTTCATTTGAATAAATTTCTTAGGAGTAATCTGCGTTGTCAAATATTGCTCGATAATTGTCTGCGCATTCCCTTGCTTTTGTAAAAATGGAACCAAGGCAGAAATAAATGACCTATTCAAATCTGTGTTATCAACACCCAATCTAAGAAACCCTTCTGCTGTCGGTTTTAATTTCCTTGTAATATCACGTGCTGCGAACTTATCTGATGTCGAATCTTGTTCAAAGAATAAATCAAGCGCCGGTGGAAGAAGTCCTACTTGAGGGCCTGATTTAGGATCGGTTGGTGCTCCTGCCTTGGGTATAACTATTTCCAATGGTATTCTAGAAGAATCCACAATTGCTTTAACACTAATTCCCTGGATTACACGGAAAAAATTAGGCTCATAGGAAGTATCAAGAGGTTTTTGTTTTTGTGGTGCACTTGCTAATTCTGTCTGCTCATCATCCGAAGGTAAACGTTCTACTTGTTCTAATGGCAGTTGTTGTTCGACTTCCAGGCCAGGTGTCATTATCTGAACCTTTTTTGTCTTTAATTTTAATTTCTTAGGCTCAGCTGGTAAAACTTCCTTACCCATAACTTGGTTTGCAACTGATTGGGCAAGAGATGGTGCCTTTGGCGCGTCTGATACCTTTGGTGCTTCTGATACCTTTGGTGCTTCTGATACCCTTTGCAGCTTTGGCGCATCTGGTGGCTTTGCCCCCCTTGTTATAGGAGGTAATCCAAGTTTCTCAAATTCAGCGTCATTATCACTCGTAAAACGTTTATTACCATCCGCGAAACAGCATGGCAAAGACATTCCACTTGGATTTTTTTTCTTATCTAAAAATCCAATGTAAATCTGTCGCTCTGTTAAAGATGCAGGTCGTGTCTTACGTTGTAAAACAGTCATATTTGGATCGCGGTCTGAATCTTTGTCAAACGAATCTGGATCTACTAAGACGCCCTTACAGAAGGGACATGAGTTTTCTGGTTTTGGCGCTCCCTTTCTATCAACGCCTGATTTAAAATCCTTGTATCTTACCATCAAGCGATCTCTTACACAGAATAAACGGGGGCAAAAATAATAATTTATACGCCGCGGTTTTGAACCATATTTCACTAAAGTAATAACCTCCTTGTTTTCTTCTGTAGGGAAGTCCTTACCTTCAATCTTGCCTGAAGCATCTTCTTCAACAGAAGGCTGTCTATCTGGTAATTTAGTGGAACGCGAATCATCTGGGTATACAATAAATTCAATATCATTATCATCTTCATATATCTGCATCATTTCCTGAAATTCATCTTTATCGAGAACAATTGGTTGGCGTGATTCATTCGCAGCACAGTGACTTACATATCCACGTTCTCCAGTACCTGCAGTGGAATAATTGAATACATCTGCGTCTGCTAATTTAAGTTTATCAATATAATATTTCTTAACCTTTATCGCCTTGGAATCAGTTGGCTTTTTGAATGCCTCTGCTGCCTTTACATCTTCTTCTGTCATTCCCTCAGGTATTTGAAGGGATTTCTTTGCACCTCCTCTCATAAAATCTGGTATATTGTCATTCGTTGGAAATACGGCTTCCTCTTCTTCTTCGTCTTCAACAGGAGGCTCAACAGGAGGCTCAACAGGAGGAACAGCAGGCTCAACAGGAGGCTCAACAGGAGGCTCAACAGGAGGCTCAACAGGAGGCTCAACAGGAGCAGCAGCAGGTTCCACAGGAGCAGCAGCAGGTTCCACAGGAGCAGCAGCAGGTTCCACAGCAGGTTCCACAGGAACCTCTTCTTCTATTTTACCTGTAAATGGTATTGTAAGGTCTTCCAACTCACTTGGATTATCAGGTTTCATTAAATCAAAATGATTTGAATTTGTATTAAACATATGAATTATTTTTAAAGGCTGTTTACCCTTTGGTTCATAGTTTCCAGAAGGAAGAATTCCCCCTGGGTTAAATTTTTTATATGTTTTTAGAGTTATATTTAGTAAATTCGCAATAGCATGTCCTGCTACTACTAATTCTGGCCAGACTTTTGGTGCACCGCTTGGAGTTGTTTCTATAGTTATTGCTATATATTCATCAAATGTAAGAACTTTACCTGTTGTTATAGGGTCCCCAAATATAGTTATAACTTGCCCTCCTAATATTGTATTATAACGGGCCTCAATTGTTTCTCCAGAATCATCAAAGACAAAATTTTTATTTTCTGATAACCACTTGGAAACTCGTTTAGCAAGTGCCAGAGAACTTTCTTGGCTGTAACTTCCTGTTAGTGCCTGTAATATAGTGTTATAAAAACACCAACCATCACTCTTAATAACTTCAAAAGTATATCCTTCTACAGCAGGAATATTATTTGAAGATATTTCTTCTAAATTACTATTTTCAAAATTAACCTAAGGTACAACCGAAGGTACAACCGAAGGTACAACCGAAGGTACAACCGAAGGTACAACCGAAGGTACAACCGAAGGTACA